GTGTATAGATCACGGCCAGCAGTCGTATCTGCCAGCTCGGCTTTGATATAGACTCCATCATCTCGGACGTCAATCTCCAATGTGCCATTTTTGTATCTCGCCATCGCCATGATGTCATCCGAATGATTATATTTCAGGAACGCATCGTTGAAATCGGTGTTTTCGAACGCCGAATCCTCAATGATTTCCTTGTATTCGACTCCGCCCCATTTGAACAAGACGGTTTCTTCATTGAAGGTAACTGCTTTTCCCTCAACAATCATCTTGTCCTCATTTCCATCTTGTTCTCCGAGTGCGCGTACTTGCATCACATGCCGGTACTCATTCGGTAACCCTTGTCGATGCATTTTCTTGAACAGATCGTTTCTTGTCTTGCCCATTGTTACTCCTCCTGACTTGGTCTATCGACCGGCTTGTCTTGATCGTCAACATCCTGATACTCATCCATTTTGTCTGCGTCCGTGTAGTTCAAGAAACCAAACTCCTTGTCTCCATTTTCAAGACGAGGTAAGTAAAGTAGGTCTGCAATCTGATTCGGCTTGACGACCGGCAGCTTCAGCATGACGTTGGCGATGTTGATCCGCGTCTGAAAACTTGCGGTCTGAATCGGATTGACATCCGCCTTCACCTTATTGCCTGAGGCACGCTCGTTTGGAGTCAGAATCTTGTAATTCAACTCATCCAGTAGTTTGACAACGAATGGTTCTAATGACGATTCATAGTAGGCTTGCCACTCGTTTTCCGTGAACGATGCCGTGAGAATCTTCTCGTTCGCTCCAAGATAACTGTAGATTTCCTTCTTGAAGTGTTCCATCTGCTTTTCATCAGCAACGAACGGTTTCGAGTTTACTGGAATGATTTTTTCTGCGTTGTCCACAAATGCGACACCGGTCGAATCAGCTCCCAGGTATGCTTCAGCGAAGTCTTTTGCTTTTTGTTTCTTGATCTCCGGTTTCAAAACGGTTGATCCCGAGATTAGAAACCGAACAAAGGCGCTTACCCGAATCGCTTGATCGATACCTTCGTATTGAGTCTGAATGACTTTCAACACGGTATCAATCGACTTTGACATCTGTCCGAAGAAGGAAGATGGCTTCGCGTTTCGAACCAAGACGAGTAGATCCTCTTCGCCTATGGTCCTGGTTTTCCCGTCCAGAACAAAACGAATCAGTAGGCGACCATTCTTCTTCATGGTCTGCAAAGAGTTCTTGTCCGGATCAAGCGGCCAAAACCCAACAATGTTCTCGCTCAGGTTCGTGTAGTCGCGTTCGATGTATACCAGCGATGTCCCTGTCATGAAGTACTCGCGTGCAATCATCTCAATTGCAGTCGATGCACTCATGTGAGGGTTCATCCTCAATGTCAGAAGTTCGTTCAATCGCTTCTTGTTGTTCGATGGTTCGTCTTTATAAAAAACTTTTGGTTTCAGTTTCGAAAGGTGTCGCGCATGAGCATCACAGATCGATGTGTATGTGGTGTTCAGCTCCGGATCATAATTGCCTGTGAAGTATGGTGTGAACAAGTTTTCAATCGATGTGTTCGACACTTCAATCGACTTGTTCTTCCCAAATAAGAAGTCGAAGAATCCCATGCTAAACCTCCTTTTCGATAGACTATTTTGACATGAAGTATTCCATGTTATTGCAAAGTGAAACGTATGCGTTCAGGATAACTGCCGGACCATCGATCTTGCGTCCCCGCTTGTCTCCCGCTTTTTTGGGCATGTAGTTTCCGTTCCGATCTTGGACAAGTTCGATGTTCGTGAACATCCATTTCAGAACTGGATTGTTTTGGTAGCACAACACCTTTGACTTAAGATGAGACTCCATAACTTGCATCGGTACCGACAACGTGATTGCGCCCTGGGCAGTTGGTATAAGACACGATCCTTTTGCATAACCCATTGATGCCAGTTCTTCGATGAGATAGTTTGCGGAGTAGCGGTCATAGTTGATGTGCTGGTACATCCAGCCACGCTGTTGGAAGTTGGATGCGACATAGTTCGCGACATCGTGGTAATCAATCAAATCGGTTCCACTGATGCGAATCAGCCCGCGATCCAACCAAGCTTTCCAAGGAACTGGTGAGTTGGTCTTAATTTGCTCCTCGTAATACTTCGATGTAACCCAAAACATCACGATTGCGATGATGCGATTTTCTTGTTCATCGAATAGCAGTGTTCCAAAAGCGGTAATGTCATTCGTTCTTGAAAGGTCGAATCCACCTAGCACAACAGTATTATCGAACTTCTTGAGTTCTTCTTCTGTGTACACAATCGGATTGTCAATGTCTTCAACTTCAAGCCAACGTTTGTTATCAAGCCCAACGATATTGAAATCCTTGGTCTTTACGGTTGCCTGGAAGTTCTTTTCGTTTTGAGCTTGAATAACAAAATCACGAAGAGTCTCAACATTCTTGATGACTCCGAGTCCTGGATTCGCTTTGATCCAAACGGACTCGTCCGTGTAGTCGTCTCCCTTGTCTAGTTCATAGATCAGCGGAAACAATCTTTCATCGGCCGGTTCCAATGTTCCATCGATGAGTTGTTCCGCATACTCGTACTTGTCATCAAAAAGTCCTTCTCGAACAAAACCAGCGGTCGAGATCATTGAGATCAAAGGCTCCTGTCTCGAGGATGTTCCTTGTTTCAGTAGGTCATAGATGTCACGTGACAGTTCATGGACCTCATCGATTATTGCTGTTGATACGTTGAACGAGTCAAACGTCTTTACATTCTTCGACAGGTACTTGTATGTCGAATATGAATCTACTGCTTCAATAGTTGCCGATGGAAACTGTCTCGTCTTGAACACATCTTGGAGGACGTCATCTTGTTCAATCATATTTCTTGACTCTTCCCAAACGCGGCGCGCTTGGTGAGAAACGGTTGCAGCGACATATACTTCTGCGCCGTCTTCCATGTAGGTCTGATAAAGTCCAAGCACTGCATTCTCTGTTGAATTATGTGTAACCGTCAATCTTCGTCCCGCCAAATATAAATGATCCGAACTATCTACAGTTATGCATTTAGTTGGGACCGACGTAACCTGTCGAATATCAACTATGCTCTTGTTCCGCATCCTCGGAGCCAACGCATCCTTCAGTCTCTGGTGGTGGCGTTGTAGTTTAAAGCAACTTTTGGATTTGTCAACAAAGAATAATATTGAGTAGGCGTGGTAATGTTTGTTCCCCAAAGTGACTTGTTTGTCACGTATAGTGTGTTTGATTCCAAGAGAAGCTAGTAGTTCACTTACCTGGTTTGTCAGATTTTTATCTTGTTGAACAAACTCAACTTGTCCATGTTTTTCACAATAAGCATCAGTATCCATTAATCCTTGCAACAATTGCATTCGTTGTTCATAGGAAGATTGAAAATACACATCTGGTATATGTTTGTTGTTTTCTAGATTATATTCTCTAAGCAACGTGGTGAATGGATTTTTATAACCACATCCACGTTTTCCAATATCGATGATTTTTTTGTTTTCGCCGTAACTTCGATACTTTAGAGTGAATCCGGAACTTTGTAAATTGATCATCAAATGTTTTACGTCTTTACCGTTTGTGTAAATCTCAGGTTCGTTCTTTGATCCATCTCCCAACCATACACCTAGTAAGTATGGGTCTATCGGTAGCGACTTATGACTATACACTAATGGTTTTGCTAGCGGTACTCGGTATTTATATTCTTTCCCTTTTCCATCTTTTCGTAAATGAACAAAATCATTTACCATTTCCTTAGTTGTAACATTTTGGTAGCCTCTTTTTGATTTTCTGACGACTACCGTCCATATGTGATCCGCGTCAGCAATTATTTTTTCACCATCTTCAAATACAACTTCAAAACACTGGTGATTGTAGAACACTTCTGACGTGTTAATTACTTTTACAGGATTTCCGCTAGCGCCAAACACAAAATCTCCAACTTCAATTTCAGACATTGATTTCCATCCGGAAGTTGTCAAAATTGGAGTATCTAGAGATAATGCTTTCCCATTCTTGCGCCCTCGAACATCAAACACTTCATGAAATCGACGACGATTTGTTTCACGTTCCAGGATACCAAACAGTGATTGATACTTTGCTTTTTGAAACAACATCAACTCAATCCGTTGCCCGCTCCATTCACCTTTTGATTGGCGGCAGAAATCTTCAGCAAATGTGATGAATCGTTCTCCTCGAACCTCGTTGAAGTAATACTTTGGATGAAGATCGTTGATGATGGGTTCAATGTGATTGACATACCATTTACGAATCTTCTTAGGAACGAGGATTTCTCCGGATTTGATTTTGTCGATGTATTCCTGGACATAGTTCACGGACTAGTCCGTCTCTTTCATTGCCGCCAAAGCACCTTTCCGGTCTTCGTGTCGTTGCGACTCGCGCTTCACCGTCAATATACCCATCCGAGCTCGTGCAACCGGAGTGATACATAGATCCCCGGATAGTGAACTCATCAGTTTGCTTTGACGCTCCATCGTCTTCAAGTCGTCTTCGTGATGATACAGATTGTATGTTTCAAGTGCTTCCTGGTAGATCACCAGGGCTTCACAATATTGAGCAAGTGTTGGTACGTCCAAGTCGGACAGTATGTTCGTGTCAAGATCGCGATAGATCTTCACAAACTTCCGGTACTCCTTCTTGCCTTCTTTC